AACACAGGTAAAATTTACATACGTTATGAATAATAAACTCAAACTAACAGAGAACAATGAAGTTGTTTTATCTACTGTGGAAGAGAAGAGGTATAGTGAGGATGAGTTGGATATGAAGATGAATGAATTACTATGTGACTTGTTGATTAAAAACAGAAAAAGCTCACTAATTAATAACCCTAACACTAATGCAATTGCTCAGTATATAATGGATTGGACTAAAGAAAACTCATAGTAAAATGAGCCACCAAATAAGCAAATATGAAACCGTTGAGGATTTAGATAAGGCAATACAGTCGCTGAAAACTATTGGTTTAGCATTTAAAAAAGGTCATAGATACAGAAGGGTATACCTAAAAAAAGCAAAGGAGATACATGATTTTAAAGAGTCACTTAACGCCAATCAAGACATACCCAAAACCTAAACTAATCATTGGCTGTGGCTTAAAGTCAATCAATCCAATTCCATAACCTAACTGAGCCGAAACCACAAAACGTTTTGGCTTTTGTTTTATACTGAAGGTTCGTAGTTCTTTAGTTACAGTATTTGGATTCTTGTTTGTCAATGAAACCTCTAAAACCTTTGGCTTAAACAATCCTTTTTTTACCTCCCCATACGTTAGTTCAAATTCGTTCTTAACCTTAATAGAACGCCATACAGAGTCTTTTGATGCTATGATATGACCTAATTCCCATTTGTTCTCCCAACTAGACTCATACTTAGGATATACATACGCTGTATCATTTATGTAAACAATGTCAGTATCGTGTATGATAACAGTTTCTCCAGAACCAACAATACCTGTTTCGGTAGAACCAACAGTAGCACTCGCTAAATCGCCTTTGTACTTCTCTACAGCGTTCTGTAACTTAAAAATGGTAGAATCATTCGTTTTCAACTTTAAAAAGTCCTTAGAACGCTCCATTTCAAGTATGTTTATTTTTGCAGTTTGCTCACCTAATTCATTTCTGGAAACTCTTAGCGTATCATTCAAATCAATCAACAACCCTTTTTGCTCAGAAACCTTATCGCATGACCTTGTAAGCAACAAAAATAGAACAATGCAGATTCCTATTAATATCAACTCAACTATTAGCCTTATGTTGTTAGTTTTCATCTACTATTAAGATTTATTATAAATTCTAATTATCTTTTAAATATTAATCTATTTTTAACGGATGTCATTATCTTGCTTCTACTCTCATAAAAGAGTCAATTTCCGCAGTTATATTATTATTGCCGTTATTGTTTGCTACTTGCATAAAAACATAGTCATTTTGATTTAATGTGATTGATTGTAAAATCGTAAAAAAAGCAACGTCACGACCACCGACTAAAGAATTAACTTGTCTCACTTGGTTTCCAAAGTTTTCAAAAGTTGAAGTTGAAGCATTAAACTTTCTAAATCTAACTTCTAAAACGTTGTTTGGGTTTGAGTCAAGTACTAAGTCGGCAATCAAATTAAACTCAATAGGGTTAATACCTAAATGTCTAAGTTGCCCCCCTGAGGGGCTGTCAAAGTGTTGTAAACTTTCAGTACTCCAGTTTCCATTTAATGTATAGAAAGTAGACCCAGCACTTACCACCGTTGTAGACGTAGAACCAACAAGTACTTTACCACCTACATAAGTGTTTAATATACCCGTATTCCCTTTGAAATAAGTTTCAACATCTACCCTATCTATGTTTGGAATTATTGTACTGTCTGTTGCATCAAAAACCCCATTCCTTGAGACTATACAATCATCTAATTGTAAAGTGTTTGGATTTACAAAATTAGAAGTTTTAAAATCAAAGAAACTTGCTGTCGCTGGTAAATCAATATTTTGGTTACTTCTAAACCTTGAAGCCATAGTAAATGAAGTACCTTCTTCATATAAAGAATAAGACCCATCTGTTAAACTTCTGACTATTGAAGTATCAATAAAGTAACCACCTAACCAAGTACCTGAAAGTATTAAGTTTGGAGTTCCGCCAAAACGACCCGTTCCCGTTTCTAATCCTTGTCTATAACCGTTTAACTCCCCTAATGAAGTACAGTTATTAAAGTTTATTCTAGCTATCTCAAAGGCATTAAAACCGCTTTCATTTGTTAAGTCTAAAACTTGGGAGGAAGTTCCGTTTACTTCAATATAGAAATCAGCCAAAATGACATCACCAGCAGTAGCACCAGTAAACATTGTGTAACTATTTTCGCTAGAAGTTAACCCGCTTACATTAAAATCATAGCCTTTAATATTTATACCTCCACTAGGAACTGTTATCTGTGTTGATCCCATATCTATAATTCCATCCAAAAAGTACTCTTTAGTACTGTCTATTGTACCTCCTAAAGTAGTTGCTAAATTTGCTTGAGTTACAATTATTCTGTTTTCTAAAGGTACATTGCCAGTACCATAAACTGTGTCGTTTCCTGCATCATCTCTTTGTGTTAAAACGTCTCCGTTGTTACTATCTAAAAACAAAAAATAGTCTCCGCTTGCTGGGTTACCTATTGTTGTTCCGTCTGCTGTGTCTAAACTTATTAAAGCCATTATTTTAAAATTAATTGTCCGTTAATATTAAGTGTTCCCTTTAAGGTTAACTTGTTAAAATTTACCATTTGTTTATATTGTTCTATTGTGAATTCTTCATTTAGTTTAACTTCATAAAAGCCGTTGTGAAAGTCAGTAGCGGCTTCTACTAATTTACCTCCTACGTAAGTTACATTGCTCTCTGTAATTATTAAATCGTTAGAGTTAATCAAAGTAACATTACTTATGTTTGGCGCTATGTAGTTATTATTACCAGTTATTAATATGTGGTCTGCGCTTTTGTCTACATAGTTTCCTTCTCCTTTAACTATATTTTCACTCCTTGCAAAGTTGTTGTTTTCAAATAACTTGTTATCTAATAGCGGTACATCTTCCTGCACTCCTACACCGCCAACAAAGCCACTATCAAAATCACCAAAACCACCGCCTACAAACTCCGTAATCTCTGTAAAAGGGTTAACGTTTAAAACCTTAGTAAAGTAACATTTAGTCAATGGCTTGTTAGGGTCATAGTTTTCAATCTTATAAAGTCTAAAGTAACTATTATCAAAGAAGTAATTACACCTAAAAGTTAACGTTGCAATATCACTAGGCTTTAAATAAAAGTAACCGCTTACAAGTTTACTATCTCTATTCGCTATTTGTTGCAACGCTGGTAAATGATACTTATTAAATAAGTTGTTATTAGTTAACGTTATATCGTTGTAAGTGTTGTTATAATAAATCTTTTTAGGTAGTCCGAAGTTAATATCTAAGGTAGGATTATACGGATCATCAAAGTGACCTGCATACGGATAACTCGTATAGTCTGCACTACTTCCAAAAGTATTAGTTAAAGTCCATGCTGTTGTAGTTGTTTTTAAACCACCGTAGTAAAGTATTCTAATATTATGCGCTGTTGTTTTATAACCTACATCATCCTTAATAATTGTAGGTACTACCATGTCAACATTATCTTGTCCAACTATTGGAGTAGGTGAAAATATTACATCTGTTTTAGTAATCTTCTTTAAAAAGTCGTTATCTATTAAACCGCTTCTTTGCCCATAAATTTCATCTTGGCTATCTTTGTAATCTTTGTTATATCGGTCTTTATCTTCTTTGTAAGTGTATAAGTATTCTGACGCTTCAAGTAATGCCATAGGCTCGAACTTAACGTCTTGACTTACGTCTAATTTATTACTCCAATCTTTAGCAGTAGTAGCAAAGTAGAAACTATCCCACGACTCTATTAAGTAGTTATTAGGGTCGTTCTTATCTTGCTCCAAATACAAGTTAAACATATTCATAATTGACCTTAAAAAGTCTTTTTGTTTTATTCCTTTTGGTATAACTGAATAGATGTCTATATCTCCCGTCTCGATAACTGTTGAGTTAGTAATACCGTTATAGAACTTACCACTATCGACAGTCACCGTAACCGTACCACCAAAAGCATTGCCGCTCGCATCTTCAAACAGTTGGCTATTCAAAGTATTAATAGTTTTGTTTGTGTTATACCTTGCTTTAATTTCTACCGTATCACCTGCCAACAATGGTATGTTAAAGTCTGTTATACGTAGGTTACTCGCTGGATTAGTTTTCTTATTGTCTAACTTTGTTACTACACCTGCGCCCGTTATACCTATATCTGTGCTATGCGCACCACTTGGATAGGCTACACTAGCGCCAGTATCATAAGTTGTAGTAGTTGGAATTGCAACCGTTTCGTCTCCTAAATACATTGTAGTGGTAGCACTCTGAACACCGTTAACGAATACCATTAATTGAACCTGAACAAACTTATTTAAGAATACATCTACAACGTTTCCACTCGGCGTAAATTGCGCTCTTAAATCACATACACTTGTAAAGTCATACCATGCGCCTTTAGTGGCTGTGAATATTCCAGTAGTAGGGTCGTATTGCAAAGACGGATCGTTTACTTCGTTGCTAAATACTACCGTTGTATCTGATACGCTTGTTAATGTTGCCGTTCCCGTATCTGCACTAAATAACCTTTCATTTACTTGCGCGGTAGTCATGCTAATATCGCTAGTATTACAAGGTATAATTAAACTCCTAAAATCTATGTCGTTTAGTGTTGCACTTGTATAAGTCTTTCCAGCATCTGCAAATATTCTATCGATATATTCTTTTGCATAAATAGCAGGTAGGTAATGATTAATTGAGTACTCCTGTTTATTAGAGCTAAAACCATAATCAATCATAGGATAAACGTAACCAGTACCAAGCGCAAAAGGTGTAGTTACACCGCCAACTTGAATAGATGTGTCCCAACTATCCACGATGTTAAACGTGCTTCTACTGTGGTTATAGTCATCTAATCCCGTTAAGTCTGTTAACTCATTATCTCCAATATCATTAAATAAATCTCCAACACTACCAAAGATACTAACTTTGTATTCTACTTTATTACGGTCATTTATTATAACCTCGTCTAGTTTTAAATACCCCTCTAATTGTGTTTCATCACCTACTAAATAAAGTATCTTAGTTTTCTTGTTAACATTGAAAGTTAAAGTTTCAACATTTACTTCAAAGATATTATTAAACAGTTTATCCAACTCTTTAGAACTTGGTAGTGTAATTGTTTTGGAGTAGTCCGACTTCCTAGCACTAGGGTTTTTAATGTCATCTAGTGAGTAGGTTATAGCAGGGCGCAAAGCATCCTTTAAAGGTATTTCATAATTACCCGTACTAAGTTTAAATATTAATCTTTCCTTTACCATTAATAGCGCTGTCTATAATTATCTATGCTTAATTCTACTTCACATTCTATGTTAATCATTTCACCCTCATACTCATACTTGTAATCGTAGTTAGTTGCTGTAATACCTTTTAAAGAATACATTACACCATCACGCTGCAAATACATTTCAGGACTACTAAACATTTCTCTTAACCATTCGCTATCCGCTTCATTAATCCAATCACTAGATAATTTAACCGTTTGCTTTTGGTTAGTATAATATTGTACGTGCTCCCTATCTTTGTTACTCCATACATAAGAACCATCCGACTGTATGCGCTTAGGGTTCTGCTTGTAATATTCCTTATCAAAATTCCATTTATCTTTAGCGGTTTTAAAATTGAAACTATCAAAGCCACCTAAATCATTTAAGAAGTGAATAGTAACATACTCGCAAAGGTCAGTAACTTCAAAGGTGTAGTCTTGACTTATTACCGCTCCATCTTCTGCAAATATTGTATAACTTCCTATACCGTCATAAATCAATGGCTGTGATCCAGTCGCTAAGGTTGCAGCGTTTAGGCTTGCTGGTGCGCTTGGAAACATAGCAATATCAGTAGTAGCACTATTTGTTATAGTTGCTGTTTGGTCTATACTACCATCTGTGAAGTATGTTTGTATTTTAAAATTAGAAACTACTACATCATGCAAAAAATTAGTCCACCCCTCTTGGGTTATTTGAACCTTTTGCGGGTTAGGTCTGTTTGTTAAAAACCTACTATTAGTGTTTACCAATCTAAAGGGCTTCATAGGTGAAACTCCAGTAGCAGTGAATTTATATAAAAATGAAGGATTAGAACATACAAAAGAAGAGTTAACTAAATTTAAAAACTGTGTTATTACTCCTGCCACTTCGTACTCTTCACCTATTCTAATATAATAATCAAAATAAGAATTAGCGCAATCTTTAGGTTGTGTTCCAGTAACATCATCAAAGAAATCCGTACCAACGTAACCCTCTAACACTCTACTAACATTGCATACACCATAACTATAATCTATTTCGGGCGGTATGCGTAAAGTTCTTAATAGTGTTGTATTGGTGCTATCGTAAACCTCAAATATGTAGTTAAACTTTGGTTGGCCTACGTTAGTACTAGATGCACTTATTACAATATCATTGTAAACTGGTGCGTATGTTGCTGGGCTTTGTTCTATTGTTATTGCCATTATACTATAAATCCTATTTTCTTTCCTATTTGTTCTTCTAACTCTTCTACTCTTCCGTCATCAATAACATCACTTAGCCAGTATGTAGGTTTAATTCCAAACTTCTTACGGTTAAATGCTGCCACCATTCCAAACTGCGTAGGTGTCATATCTTGCGGTATAGTTAAACCAAACTTAGTTTTAGCCCATTGCACTAAAGCGAATGTAGGTGCTTTAGAACTTTCTTTAAATGCTCCTATTGAATTAGGGTATTTTTTATCTGTGCCATCTACACCCTTATCTTGATACATACCATAACTAGGTATTTCTAAAACATAAATTAAAGTGTCATCACCTTCAATAACATTAGGGACAACTGCTAAAGACTGTGCTAACTCTCCACTATTTAAAAGCCTATTATTGTATTTACCTCTAGGCTTGTTTAAACTTTTAATTAAGTCATCTTGTAAGTTCTTAGCAAATTCTGTAATAACACCCTTTATAGTTCCATCTAGGAAATCACTAGTTAAGTCTATGTCGTCAAAACTACCCTCTGTTATTTTAATGCCGTCAGCCATAATAATAAAGTATAATTAATTACGTAACTTTCTTAAACGCTCCGCTTTCTCTTTTATCTTTTGTTTTGATTTATAGTATGAGCATAGATTTAAGAACTCTATAACGTTTAACTTCTCATAATATCCCCACGTATCAGGGCGTGAATTGGAAAGGTTGTCTAGTGTTATGTACCAGCCGAACTGTTCTGTAAATCTGTCTGTATTGATTTTAATGTCTCGGCTATCTTGTTGTTTTCCTTTATCAAATAGTCCTGCATAACGGGTGTTAAGTGCTTCGATAGACCGCAAAAAAAAACAATGATTGGATAAGCAACGTCTACTGTTAACCCCTCGTAAAAGTCTTTTGCTACTTGTTGAATATCATATTCAGTTTTTATTACATACCTTAAACCTTTCCTTTGCATTGGTGCGCAAATATTAGCCAGGATTAAATGTAGGTTTTTATCTATCGTTTCAGGATCCTTAGACAAGTCTTTTAAAAGTGTCTGCGTTCTCATGTATTGACCACCGCTTAACCTATTAGCATTAACTACAACTTCATACTTAACACCGTTTACTTTAAATTTTGTTTTATGCTTGCCTTGTGGTAATGGCTCACTAAGGAACTTTAACTTTTCATTGTACTTCTTTACATCTACTAATGAAGTCTTTCTTACTTCTGCTTTAGATAAACCGCTTAACACGCTTAAAGTATGTGTAGTCTTTTCTACTTCGTTTAATCCTTTCATTGAACTTGGTAGTAAATCTATCCATTGCCCTATGTTTATCTGTGACCAGTCTTTAGGTAGTTTCATATTATTTATAAAAAGTTTCGTTATAATCTGCTAAAACGCCATGTAAGTATGTTTTAACTTCCTCGTCTGCTCTTTTGTTCTCTATCCACCTTACAGCATTATTTGACATGGTAACCGCTCTTTTACCTACTAGCGTATTGTTTACTTTTATCCATAATACGTTATCTTTATCTAAGTAAGATATTTTATTATTATCTACATCAAACACCTTTAATAATAACTTTGGATATTCTACGCTTAAATACTTTTCTAAATCTTTTTCCATGTTTCAAATATACTAAATTATACTGTATATTCCAGTGTTGTTATGATTCAAATGTATTGCAGCAACATAACGAACTGCATCCATAGCATGATTAAAATTATCTATTGGCTTGCCTATGCTGTTACCCGTCTTATCGGTTGCCCATTTATAACTTCTAAACTCTTTACGTAGGTTTAAACTTTCCTCTGTTACGTGTATGTTATAACGCTTTAAAATGTCTATACCGTTATTAATACTATCCTTTCCTTTCTTGGTAGGTTCGGCGTTTATACGTTGCCTATAAAGTTCCTCAATACTTTTAGGCTCTGCACTATCACAAATAACTTCATCTTGCATAGTATAGCCTAATGACTTCAAACGGTCTGCTATATCCTCATTGGTTAAACCGCTTTCATAAATCAATTCTTTTAAATATAAGTCTTTGTCATGTTTGAATACTTGTATTATTGCAGTAGGATCATTAGTAAAACCAAAATCTAACCCAGTACAAACTATCTTAGCATTCTCAGGTATCTTATTAACTACTTTTACATTCTCATAGATTAAACCGCTTATGTTACCGTACTCACCTAACCCGTATATCTTCCAAAAGTCTGGGTCTGTTTGTTGTAAGTATTCAATCTCGCTAACTAATGATTGAGGTAAGAACGTGTTATCCTTGTAAGTGCTAACTATTACTTCTACATCTTTCTTATCAAAGTAACGTTTCTTTTCTAGTTCTGTGTTTATCCAAATATCCTCGTCATCAGGGTTAAAGTCTATAAATATTTTATCCTCTGTACGCATAAGCAATTGAAAGAATTCTTTTTTATAACTCAATTCATTTGCTTCATTACAGTAAAGTATGTTTCTTTTAGCACCTCTTAGTTTCTGCTCGTCATCTGCTCCAATAAATTCGACTAACCTATTAGAGTACTTGTAAGTCTTACGTGTCTTGTTATGCGTTATCTGTGAATAGAACCCGTTATTGTGCAGAATCTCTTCAAAGTCTTTTATGACCGTTGTATCTAAGTTAGTTCTGTACTTCCTTACAGTAGTCCAAGTGCCTTTATGTATGTAGTTACCTTTGCCACATTCTCCAGTCATTAACCATAAAGCGCAAAGTTGAGCAATAGAATATGTTTTACTACTTCTAGTACCTCCCCTATTAACAACTATCTTCTTGTTGGTTAATCTGTTCTTTGTGAAAATTGGCGTTACTTCCATTAGTCATCTCTTGACTTCTCTATTATTTCTATTGTCTGCTTTACGTGTGACTCTTCTGGCTCGTTTAAACCAAGCATCTTAGACAACTGACCTAATGCGGTTAGTATATCACTGTTTTTAGTTTGGTTCATCATTCTAAAAAACCTAGCCTTTTCTTCTTTGTCCGCATCTATTAACTTGGCTAGATCAAAAGTTTCTTCTGCACTATTTATAACATCTAGTAACTTGGTTATAATATAACCCTGCTTAACCTTATAACGCTCTCCTAGTTCGTTTTGTATCTCTGTCACTCGTAACCTTACGTTAGCCTTGTTTGCTTCTCTCCACGCTAACACTCTTACGCTCTCATCTTGAGTAGTTTCGCTTACATCATACGCTTCTAAGTACGCTTGTGTTTTATCACTGTACTCAACATACAAATTAGCAAACTTCTCTTGCTTTGGTGTTAGTGGCTTCATTATAAAAATACACTTACAGCATAAGCCATTGCTCCTATGCTAATGATTAAACTAATTAAACTTAGTACATTGTTTGCTTTGTTGTTTTCTTCTTTCATATCGTTTCTCCTTTTGTTTGTTTGTAATAACTGTGTTTAGCATACCATTGTCTTTTCCTGGGTAAAGGTGTGAAGGTTAGTATTGGTTTCATTATCCTTTCTGTTAACCTATCTTGTATGGTTCTATTCTTGTTCAATTTCTAGTATGTTACTAACGTTAATATATTTTGTTACCTCTGTCATTCCTGCCGACTTAAATACGTTTACCTTAATGGTAATGAATTGGTAGTTATAATCTTCCGCCTTTTCTATAATGTCATTTATCGCAACCTCTCCTATCGGCTTATAAATCGTGCCGTCTATCATTCTTATTATCATAAACTCTTAACTATTTTTTTTAACTCACCCCATGTAATAGATTTATCTTTACCTAGTGTGGTTACATTCATTACTATTGTCTTATTGTTAACTTTCCAGCCGTTGCGCTTCATTGTGTTAACGTCTTTAAATGCTTTCTTTATATTTGCTTTGTTAAAGTTCTTCATTCTCTTGGTAAAAATATACTACATTAGTTCCGTTAAACTCATCAAAGGGTGTAAACACTTCTACTACACCATCTATAAAATAAACATTTTCTTCTTGATCCACTTTAACATACGTGCAAAGGTTTCCAAATATATCAATATAACTATTTTCCACAGTCTCTAAAGTATTATTTCTTCTTACGTGGGCTACTTCTCTTATTCCTACGCTTTGGCGCTCTAGGTGTTGTAGTAGTGTTAACCTCGCTTCTTTGCTTATCAATATAAATAGATAGTCGTTGAAAGGCTTTACCCATGCATGAAGAACAAGTTTTGTTTGTTGGTACTGCTGGTTTAAATATTTCATCGTGCAAGTCACAAACCGCATTAATCTTCTTTTTATCGGTGCAACTTCTATTCCTCTTGTAGTGTTCAAGTGCTGCAATTATTTCGTCTGTAAAACCTTTTTCCAAAGCAAATCATTTTTAAATGTAAAGTAATACCAATAAGATACTAAACCTATTGCGCCTGCTATCGCTCCTAGTCCTATTGCTAGAATTAATGTTACTGGGCTAAATACTATTCTAAGCAATTTCTTCATAATCTTATGTATTCTATTAATTGGTTAGCAAGATATAAAGTTATAAAGATAGGATTTAAAAATATAATAGATAAAGATACACCTAACCACCAAGATAAACACTTAGAACAGTTAAAAGGTTTAAAAGGTATTAACTCCTTTCCTATCATCTCGGGCAAATCATTAACCCATACTTGGACTAACGTAACCGCTATTAATATTATTTCAATGTTTGACACTTCTCTATAATTGTTTTAATCCTTGCTTCTAAACTTCTTCTTTCAATATCTGAATGTAAACTAAATAGAGACACGTTGCAGCCTTTTCTAATATACTCTTTCATTACATCGTATTCTAGTGTATCTAGTTTACTTAATACGCTGTCTAATCTCTCTGTATTAGTTGGCTCTGTCTCTTCATTACAAATATACTTATAATCTTCTATATCGCTCCAACCGTTAGTGTAGTCTCTATAAAGATATTTAAACGCTCCGTTATTCTTTTTACCTTGTTCTACTCCGTTGTTGCTGTTCCACTTAAACCAGGCAACTTTGAAAGCGTAGTCTAAAGGGCTGTCAATGTTTTCTTTTGACATCATTACAATGCTAACTTCTTGCGCTAAATCTAAAGACAAAGGATCATTGGAGGTTATTATCTCACAAATCTTAATAATGTCTTTATAGATTAATTCTACATTCACTCATACAATATTACGAAAATTAATTCACATGGTTGCAAAGTGTTAATAAGTTATATTTAAAACTCTTTTAACTTATTAATGTAGTCTTTGCTTTCTGCATATCCTATCTCTTCCAGAAACTCGTAATAGCCCCCACCTTTGTAGTATTCATCTTGCCACAGTTTCAGATCCTTTATGCAGTCTTGCCAACTTAAATAGTAAGCGTGATCGTATCTAGTACCTTTTGCGGTTGTTTCTCTGGTCTTGGCTTCTTTCATTCCTGCTAGGTTGTGAGTAGCCTTGTAAAGTTTAGACGTTAGGTTTGCGCTCTCTAACCGAATTTGTGCCATAACTATATCAGGATGCTTAAACTCCTGCTTTATAAGTTCGTTGTAGACATCTTGTTTGGTCTGACCGTATAATGATAACGGTAATAGTATTGTTATTAGTTTCTTCATAGTTTAAAATGGACAGTAGTCCTTGTTTTTCTGTTCTTTGATTCCTTTCCAATCTCTTTTCAACTTCTCTTTTATTGCTTGTCTAATGAATTGCGAAGTGTTCACGTTGTACGACTTCAATATTTTTAAACTATTTGATTGAGTTTTTGAAATCATAATTGTTTGACGTTCTGTGTATTGCTTCATTTTATTATAATAAAAGGTGCGTTTATAACGTTGTTAGCAAACATTACTTGTAAATAGTTTCTTGTATTGCAGGCACTCCACTCCAATAACCAATATTTTTTAAGTAATCTTTGTATTTAACATCTGTAACTTTTCCACCGTTATAGGTAAATCTTATGTATTTTTCTTTTTTCATAATTAAAACGATTTGCTAACACAACCTATACACCATAAAGCAAATAAGATTGTGCTAAGATTAAACATTGTGCTACGCTTTACGGTGCATAGCCAAACCGTTGTATGCCATTGAAACGGCAAGGGTTTCACCCATACAACAATGTGTATAAATAATAAAACCCTTTGCCATCGCTCAGTTATTCATCCATAGGTTTGTCGTCTACATCGCCCATTGCCCATTCTAAAGCAGCCTTAACACCATCTTCATAACTCATCCCACTAAAACCTTCACCACTTTCTTGTTTTTCTGTGGCAATGTCAATTTGGTCGTACATTTCGTCTTTTGTTCTCATTTTATTTTTATTTATTAATTAAGTCAGCGTTTTTAACCCCACGCCAAAAAAGGGTTTTACTATTCATACACTCAACGTTAGGTGTAATTTCTACAACTCTAAATGGTCAATTAAATCTATAATTAAATCATCATACTCATTTAACTCGTTATAGTCTTCATCACTTAATTCTTGATTATTGTCATATTCAGCATAATCAATAGTTGCAGTAAGGTATTTGTTGTGGTCATTATTATTTATCTGTATTTCAATAGTATCAACCTCTACTATATTACCGTTTTTTAATTCTAATCTATCTGGTATCATTATCTATTTTTTTTATATTTTTCATACTCAAATCTTGAGCAACTTATTTCAATCATTTCTTTTTTACCGCCTTGGTAATTCCAATACCTTTTTAAGTATTTATCACTTGACACTCTAATTATATCTAAAAACTCCATATTTAATTATTGTTAATTAATAACTACACCTAACACAATGTAAATTTCATTAAAACGAAAATTTACACAAACCGTTATAGGTAATAAGCCTACTTAATTTGTGCGTCCTCTTTACCATTGTCGTAACCTTGTTCAAATCCTTCTTGGTAAATTTTATCAATTTTATCAGCTAATAGTAATATAAGTTCTTCACATCTTCTAACTCTTACCTCTGCATTTCTTGAAGGATGACCTCCTACTATTTCGTTTAGTTCTTTTTGTACTTCTTCTTTAGTTGTCATATTTTATCTGTATTTGGTCGTAGGCTTAAAACCTATAACACTGTTTATATTCCATTTTCGTACCTCAAACGGTACATACACTAACCGTTAGCATTAATTGCCTTTACTTATCCAATCATAGCAATCCATCCAACCACTATAATAATCGTCTTGGTCTTTGTGTCTTAAAACATTTCTATTTTGGTAGTCTTGCATTTTAGCTTTGTTATACCCCTCGCAAATTGTTGCATCTTTATTCGGCAACGTAATGCTAACATTGTATAAATCCAATAGCTTATTAGCCGTTTCACCTATACAATTTTTACCTGTCTGCATCTTTAGCAGTAAATCATTAATTTGTTTTTTCATATCGCTACTGTATTTATACTCGTCCGTTAGCGGTAATATATAATAACTACATCTTCTGTTGTTTCGTCATTATCAAAATCAAATTTTCCATTTGGCATTTCAGTTATAAGTGAAATATGTCTTGATTTTGTAATCTTATGTGCATTTTTTGGAATATCTAAATAACATTTAGTTATTAGTAAACATTCACCATCATCTTCAACTTTGTAATAATCAACATTAAACCAATTTGATTTTAATAATATCTGCTTCTGTGTCGGTTGGCATCCGTTAGTTACATTTATACTACCGCTAACACTATGTAAAGTGCATGGCTGTTCTGTTTTTGAATTTTCTGTACTCATATCTAAGTTTTTAAATGTTTGTAACTGTGTAGCTTTTTGTTGGTAGCCACGACACCATAGATTCAACGTTAGCAGCAATAAACACTACATATGTGTAATTTACCGCTTAGGTGACTCACTTACACCTCTTTACTGTTAAGGTCTGGCGTTAAGTGAATGTCCAGTTTTTTATATAATAAAGTGGGCAAACTACACATAGCCAAGACAGTTGTAATTAATTACTCCACCTGTGTAGTAAGTCTTTTGTTTCTAAATAGCATATTGCTTTAAATTTGTTATGCAATACGTTAGACCGCCAACCCCATCAAAAGTAATACCCATATCGCTAGGATCAATGGTAAGTAGTAACCGTTGTTTATTAGTTTGTCTCTCATT